GCCACAATCACCAGCACCCTGGCGGGACTGGTAAGCGTGGCGCTACAGATCGAAGAAAGGATCAAGGGCCGCCGTCGCAGGAAGCGGAAACGCCGAAAGCGATAGCGGACAGGGACCCGGAACATAGGTAGTGCTCCGGGTCCCACCCTCTCAAGTATGAAACCCCGGACAGGAAGAGAGCAACAATATGCGGCCCTACTGGGCACTGCTGACCACGACGATCGTCCTCATAGTGCTCGCCATCGAGCAGGCACTAGGCAGCGGCGTCCCGCTGTGGCTATGGATCGTCGACGGGGCTCTCTTCCTGGCCGGGCTCTACCTCGCCGTCACCGGCCGGCGAACACGCACCTGAGCGTGTCGATGTTGCAGGAGTGACTTCACGACCCCCATACTGTCCGTGTAACGCTATTCCTCCACTGACGACCCCTGCCCGGAAACTTTCGGCAGGGGTCTTGTCATGTGCGAACCGGAGGACGACATGCACAGCATCGTCACCACAAACATCCTTCTGATCGTCATCGCCGCAGAGCTAGCGCTGCCCTACCTCGCGAACCTGATCCGCATCCGCTGAGAGGTCGTCATGACCGCACTGGCCAACTTCCTGCTACCCGTGATCGACCCCGGTTCAGTCCAACCCGAGGGCGCGATAGTCGAGATCATCGAGCGCACCGACGATCCTGACCCGATGGTCCTTGTGCCGAACGAAGTCCGAATCCAAGGCCACAAACTGTTGGCCTCCGCCGATCACCCCGTGACCGTTCACGAAGTCTCGACCATCGGCAGAGATATTGTCTACGTCACTCTGACCCTGCTGGCTAAGAGAGTCACCTTCACATCGGAACCCACGGCATAGGCCATGACCGCAGGCAGGGAAGCAACACCAGGCGACGCCAAAGCAACCGAACGCCTCATGCACTACTGGGCCGAAGGCGAAGGCGCAGCCAAGATCCAATGGGGCGTACCCGGCGACTTCAACCGCTGCGTAGTCGAGCTCGGCAAGTACGTCTCACCCGGCATCGTCAAAGGCCTCTGCTCCAACCTCCACCAGCGGGCCACAGGCGCACGCCCCGGCCACGCCGCCACCGAGCAGCACCACTGACAAGGGGGGATCATGGCGATAAGTTCAGCGATCGTAACTGTCACCACGACCGCCACCCAGGTAGCCGCAGGCGGTAGCTCCGATGCCATCCCAGGTTCAACCGTGGAAGTTTTCAACGTCGGAAGTGTCGAAGTCCGACTGGGTGGTCCGACCGTAACTACCGCCAACGGACGCCCGCTAGCGCCCGGTGCCTCATGGGCATGCGACCTGATCTCAGGCAACGACGCTTTGTGGGCTGTAGCGGCATCGACGGGCTCGCTGAGCGTCCTGCAGATCGGCGTCTAGTCGTGGCTGTCCGCTACACGGGCCGCCCGTCGTATCAGGTTGACGTCCGTGACTTCGGAGCGAAGGGCGACAACACAACCGACGATCTAGCAGCGTTCACTGCGGCGATCGCCGCGTGCGCCCCAGGTGGCGTCGTGATCGTCCCGCCCGCGCAGTACGTCGTCACCAACTCGATCAGCATCCCCGCCAACATCACGATCCGGGGCGCGATGGCGACCCGTTGGCCCCAATACGGCGGCATCCCCGTTTACATCAAACCGAAGTTCGGGGCGTTCCTCGGTACGTCAGTTTTCTCGGCTGTAGACACCGACTGCTGGCGGCTCGAGAACATCACCCTGCAGTCGGGCCGCGCGGTGCAGCTAGGCACTGGCAATCCAGTGGATGGACTCGCGGTCACTGGCGCCGTGAAGGCCGTCCGGCTGCAGAACGTGATGATTAACAACATGTCAGGGCATGGCATCCACACCGACTCCAACAGCAACGGCTGGCCCGGCGGCTGGGAAGTGTCCAACGTCAACATCATGAACTGCGCCCTGGATGGGTGGCGCTCGGACAATACCGCCGCCGCATCGTTCGCGTTCTCCGACTCGGTGCTCCACACAGTGGAATGCGGCGCTAACAGCGGCAACGGCTTCTACTGGGCCGGCCTCGCCGCGACCGACTTCTACGGGCTGCGTTCGACATTCAACACAGGTGGCTACGGCTACGCAATCGTCGGGGCCTGCTCCAACGTTGGATTCACCGAATGCCAAACCGACCGCAGCATGAAAGACGGCTTCTACCTCAACGCCGTCGAAGCAGTCACCGCGAACGCGCCCGCCCCGCACGCAATCATGCTCAACGGCTGCCACGCCTCACGTGACGGCAAGAACGCCAACGCTGGCCAAGGCGGCTACGCGGGCTTCAGAATCGTCGGCACATCACAAGCGACACCCGCCATCCCCGTGATACTCAACGGCTGCCAGTCCCACGTATCCAAGGACGACGACGGCTCCGGGCAGCTCAGCCCTGACTACGGCGTACTGGCTAACAACGCCCGCAAAGTCATCATCAACGGGGCGATGCTGGGCGGCACAGTCGCGTCCACGTTAGACGACAACAACGCGATCATCGGCGGCGGTGGCAACACCTACTACACCGTCAACTTCTCCACCGGCGTAGTCACCTTCGACACCACCGCCCCCGCTCTGGACAACCCCGCCCCCAGCGCACCCCAGTCGAACGACTTCTCATACAAGGCGTGGTCATACGACCCACAGATAGCAGCATCCGCCACCGCAACCACCGCAGGCGTCCTATGGTTGCAACGCTTCCAAGTCCGCACCCCGATCACCGTAACGAAACTGTATTACGGCGTCGTCTCCATCGCCGGACTAGCGCTCACCTCATCGCAATGCTTCATGGGCATCTTCGACTCCACCGGCACCAGGGTCGCGGTCACCGCCGACATCTCCACTGGATTCACCGCAGGCAACAGCGAACTAGCCTTCACCCTCACCGGCTCGGTGACACTCAACCCAGGACAGTTCTACTGGGCGGGCATACTCCTCAACGGCGCCACGCTCCCCACATTCGCCCGCGGCCAAGGCCAAATAGGCGGACTCGGCAACACCCAGATAGCGACCGCCAAAAGATTCGGCACCATCGGCAGCGCCCAAACCACGATGCCAACAAGCTTCACACCCGCGAGCATCGCCAACGCGGTCGGCGCCAACATATGGGTAGGCATCGTCTAATGCGCGCCACCCGCTGCGAGGCGGCACCAACCTAATGCCCTGGTCCACCAGCACCCACAAGGGCAGCACAAGGGCCAGCCGGGCACTACGAGACCACGTCCTCCGCATGTACCCACACTGCTACCTCCACTACCCAGGATGCACAGGGACCAGCACAGAAGACGACCACGTCATACCCCTATCAGCAGGCGGCACAGACCACATAGCCAACCACCGCGGCGCATGCCACCACTGCCACGCAATCAAAACCCAACGGGAAGCCCAAGCAGCAAGACGGGCCCGCAAACGACCACCAGAAAAACATCCAGGACTCCTCTAACCACCCCACAAGGGGTGGGGGTGACCCCCGACCCGCACCACCCGGCTCTCGGTACGTATAGCGCCTGACGCTCTGTACGGGTTTCAGCGTTCGGGGGGTGCTCGGATTCCCGGGTTTTGACTCGCCAAACCGTCCCGAAGCGGGGCATCCGGCCTCCAGGTGGGGCTTTCTTCCGACCCAGGAGGTCGATCCGTATGCCTGGTCCTGTTCCTAAGCGGTCGTCTGATCGCCGCCGACGGAATGCACCAGTTGGCGGCGAGATCATCGAGGCGCCGGCGGCAGTGGTGGTCGACATACCCGAGTCGGATTCGGAGTGGCACCCGGTTGCTCGCCGCTGGTTTGAGTCGTTGAAGCTCTCGGGTCAGCGACGCTGGTATGAGCCGTCGGACTGGGCGATCGCGTACTTGATTGCTGAGTCGATCTCGCGGGATTTGAATCCGCAGTTCGTCGGCGTGACTGCTGGCGATCAGTCCGAGCCGATCTACGAGTCGATTCCGTTGAAGGGCGCGTCGCTGGCGGCGTATCTGAAGGCGATGACTAACTTGCTTGCCACCGAGGGTGATCGTCGTCGGGCGAGCGTTGAGTTGCAGCGGGCGAAGACTGTGGATGAGGACGAGGAAGCGTCTGACGCTGCGGTGGTGCACTATCTTGCCGCCGTCGATTCCTGAGGTTGTCCCGGCGCCGAACGATCGGCTGGTCACTTTGCCGGAGGGTCTGCCAGTACTGACTCTCGGGTGGGGTGTCATCCGGTGGGCGTCGAAGTACTTGCGGCAGCCGAACGGTCCGCGAGCTGGTGAGCGGTTCGAGTTCACGCGGTCTCAGATCAGGTTCATTCTGTGGTTCTATGCGGTGGACGAGACAGGTAGCTGGGTTTTTCGTCGGGCGGTCCGCAGGCTGGCGAAGGGTTCCGGCAAGTCGCCGTTCGCTGCGCTGATGGCATTGGCTGAGTTCTGCGGTCCCGTGCGGTTCGCGCGGTTCGATCCATCGGTGCCCGGTGGGTGCGTCGGTAAGCCTGTGTCGATGCCGTGGGTGGTGATCGCGGCCACCACGGAGGCGCAGACCGAGAACACCATGCGAATGGTGCGCGCTTTCGCGCCGAAAGGGTCCCGGGTTGTTCGGGATTACGAATTGGACCCCGGCGAGACCCGGTACAACAAGGGGTCTGGCGGCAAGCTGCACATCCTTACGGGGTCGAGCTCGTCGGCTGAGGGCGGCGAATTCACGTTCGCGGTCGGTGATGAGCCGGAGCATTGGACGCCGGCCCGGAACGGCCCTGACTTCGCGGCGACTCTCGCGGACAACCTGGCCAAGTCCGGATCTCGGATGCTCGAAACCTGCAACTCGTGGGAACCGGGCGCCGGGTCTGTCGCTGAGGCATCCTGGGATTCATGGGTGGCTCAGGAAGAGGGTAAGACGCGCGGGGAATCGAAGATTCTCTATGACGCCCGGGTTGCGCCGCCGAAAACAGTCCTGCATGACAACCCTGACCTTGACAAGGGCGAAGTCGCGTTGATGGATGCCCTCAAATTTGTTTATGACGATTGCTGGTGGGCGAACCTCTCTGCGATCAAGGAACGTATCTGGGATCTGCAGTCGCTCGAGGCGGATTCTCGACGGAAGTACCTGAATCAGCCCGTCGCTGATGAGGCCGCATGGGTGACTCCGCAGGAATGGTCGGCCCTTTCCTCAGTGAAAGAGCTGACTACCGGCGGCAAAGAGAATTTGCGTCCGATGATCCCGGGTGAAGATGTTGTCCTGTTCTTCGATGGCTCCAAGTCTCGTGATGCGACGGCGATCGTCGGGTGCTGCATGTCGGATGGGCACGTCTTCCACGTGTACAGCTACGAGCCGAACCCGACCCACAACACCGAGGACACAGTCCCGACCACAGCAGTCGATTCGGCTGTGATCTCGGTGCACGAGACGTACAACGTCGTCGCGTTCTTCGGTGACGTGCAGGAATGGCAAGGCTTCGTGAAGGTCACTTGGCCTGACCGTTACCGCGACCGTTACTGGATCATGGCAGCGCCTTCTGGGCGTGAGCCAGCGTCGATCGCGTGGGATATGCGGTCCCACAGCTACGAGTTCGCTGAAGCCGCTGAGGTGTGCCACCAGGAAATCATCGACGGCCAGTTCACCCATGACGGGCATCCCGTCATCGCCAGGCACGTCGTGAATGCCCGCAACTATCCCTACAAAGGCCGAGTCTCGATCAGCAAGGAATCACCGGACTCGCCGCGAAAGATCGACGCTGCTGTTTGCGTCATAGGTGCCCGCATGGTCCGCCGCCTCGCGCTGGCCGCACCTCGCCCGAAGCAGCAAACCAACAAGGCCTACTTCAGATGAGAGGCGGTCCCGCGTGGCGCTCAAGCCAACCGCTGCGCTCGATGCAGCCCGCAGCATCTGGGCCGGCCCACGAATGCACGAAGCGGTGCGACTGAACTTCATCAGCGCCGCAGTCAACCCGAAACGGGCCTATAAGAACTACATTGATCAGCCGTTTTCGCTGGTCGGTCTGGGACATCCCACGGTGGAGATGCCTGAGGACGCCCCCCAGGTGATGAAGAACTTGGCGTGGAAGGCGCGCACGAACTTCCTGCCGCTGATCCTCGACGTGTTCTCGCAGGTCATGAAGGTCGACGGCTACATCGAGGCGAACGGGACCCCGTCTGAGATCTGGGACAAGGTGTGGCAGCCGAACGGGCTCGATGCCCGCCAAACCGGTATCCACCGCTCGGCTTTGCAGTTCGGTGCGTCCTACGCCACCGTCCTGCCGGGTGACACAGCCCCGGTGATCAAAGGCTTCTCGCCGATCGAGATGACCGCGATCTACCAGGATCCGACCATCGATGACTGGCCGATGATGGCGCTCGAGGTCCGCGGGCCGATGATGCGGCTCTACGACGAGGAAAGCATTTACTTCATCGGTAGCGACGAATTCCCGGTCTCCGGCTTGGGTGACACGTTGCAGTGGACGAACCCGACCTCGTGGAACTACATCGAGTCCCGGTCGCACGGGATGGGGTTCTGCCCGGTTGCGCGGTTCCGGGATCGGATGCTGCTCGAAGGTGAGGAGCAGTTCGGGATCGTCGAGCCGCTGATCGACATTCAACGGCGCATCGACGAAACAACGTTCGGGATGTTGACCGCCCAGTACTACGCGGCGTTCAAGCAGCGCTACGTCACCGGGTGGCTTCCGCAGTCCGACCAGGAAGCGTTGAAGGCCGCGATCGGCGACTTTATGGCGTTCCAGGACCCGAATGTGAAGGTCGGTACCACCGACGAGACGGATCTGACCCGCTACATCCAGTCGAAAGAGTCTGCGCTGGCGGACATGTCCGCGATCGGCCAGATCCCGGCGACCGCGCTGAACCAGGGCGGCTCGGCACCGAAGAACGTCGGCTCCGAAGCGGTCGCCTCGATCGACTCCGGTAAAGACCGTAAGGCTTCGGAGATCAAGACGTCACTCGGTGAGACGTGGGAGCTGCTGCTCCGCGCCGGCGCCATGATCCTCGGCGACACCGCCGCTGCCGCTGATACTTCGTCGCAGGTCCGGTGGCGGGACATGTCCACCACCTCACCGGGTGCGATCGTCGATGCGCTGGGCAAGGTCCAGCAGATGCTCGGCGTACCCGCCGAAATGCTGTGGGAGCGGATCCCGGGCTGGACCGATCAAGATCAGCAGCGGGCCATTGACCTGATCAAGTCGGGTGATTCGCTCGACAAACTGATGTTCACGTTGAACAAGCAGTCGCAGCCACTATCACCTGACGTCGCTTCTGGCTTGGGCGGATGACCAGCGTTCAACAGCAGGAAGCCGCAGCGTCACTGACCGCGGCGAACACCGCCCGATCCATTCAACTGGCGGTCCGGGCCCAGTTGATGCGGGACGTGGCCAAAGCGTGGCCGCTGCTCGACTCGAAACGGCTCAACGAGACATTCCCGGTGTGGCTGCGGGCGATGATGCTGATCACCCGCAACTACCATTCACAGTCCTCGGTGGCGTCGGGCCGGTTTTACCGCCAAGTACGGCAGTTAGCGACCGAATCCCCCGCGCCGCAGAGCCTCATCCGGCTAGCTGAACCACCAGTCGAAGAGTGGATGACGAAAGCGTTCGGCTACTCCGGGCCTGGCCTGTTATCTCGTGACACCGCGCAACCGAAAACGGCCCTGTCGACCACGTTGGGCACCGCATCGCGGATCGCGCTTGATGGTGGACGGACGACGATCCTGAACACTACCAAGGCCGACAAGATCGCGGTCGGCTGGTATCGGGTGACTGATGGGGACCCGTGCGCGTTCTGCGCCCTGTTGGCGTCCCGCGGCGTCGTCTACAAGGAAGACACCGCAGACTTTCAGGCCCACAACGACTGCGGATGTTCCGCCGCTCCCGCGTTCACGCGAAACCAGGAACTCCCCGACATCAGTCGCATAGCCGACCGGATCTACACCCAGAAGGCCGCTGGTGCTGGCGCAGGCAAGCAACTCGCCGCCTTCCGCAAAGCCTGGGCCGAGCACCAAGCCGCACAGGCCAACTGATACTTCCCCGTCCAGGTGACGGCGGATGCAACAAAACCCCTTGTCCCAGGAGGACATTCGCCCATGACTGCACCGACCCCCGCTGTGCCCGCAGACCAGCAACCGGCAGCGCCGACCGCTGACCCTGCAACCCCACCTGCCACTCCTCCCTGGGGTGACAGCTTCGACCCGGCCCGGGCCTGGAACACCATCCAGACCCTGCGGGAAGCGGAGAAAGAACGCGACCAGCTCCGGCGTCAAGTGATGACTCCGGAGCAGCAGCAGCAGCTCGCCGAATACAACACCCTGCTCGAGGCGTCCAAGAGCGAAGCCCAACGCAAGGACGAAGCGATCGCTGCCGCGCAGCGCGAGGCCGAGACGGCCCGCAATGACGCTGTCCGCTACAAGGCGGCAGCAACGTACGGAATCAGCGCCGATCATTTCGACCTTCTCGGGTCGGGCACTGAACAAGAAGTGACGACGAGGGCCGAGAAGATCGCCGCCCTTATCGCAGCACAACAGGCAGCAACCCCACCACCGGCCGCACCCCCGACGGGTCGCCCAGTGGAACAGCTACGGCCCGGCGCGACGCCAGCCGGCGCGCTCGATGAAGACGAAGTCATCTACCAGTCCCTATTCGGGCCACCCAAGTAGACCCCTCGCTTCTGCGGCTGCCGTAAAACCCCTCCTCCCAGAAAGGCCATCCAATGGCTGAGTACCTCCCGCTTCACAAGCCGGGGCAGGCGATTACGCGCACCGCGTCGGCGGCCATCACTGCCGGCCAGCTCGTGACCGTGTCCGGTTCCGGCACCGTCGCCCCGTCCGCTGCCGCTGACGTCCCATGGCTCGGCGTCGCCGGATTCGACGCCGCCAGCGGCGCTCTAGTGACCGTGTTCTGCGGTGGCACCCAGCGCCTCGTGGCAGGCACCGGCGGCATCACCGCTGGCCAGCTGGTCCACGCGGGCGCGACTGGAACGGTCGTCACCCACACCAACGGCACGACGGACTATCTCGTCGTCGGTGTCGCCCTCACCACTGCGACTGCGACCAACTTGGTCGAAGTCCAGATGGTCCGATAAGGAAGGCGTGAACAATGCCGTACACCTATCCGCCGGCTGCGCCCACGCTCTCCGGTGATGTCGAAACCATCAACCGTTTCCTCAGTTCCCCGACCCTCGTGTCGCGGGCACTGCGGACACTCGCCCAGCAGCGCTACATCTCCGATGCTCTGCTGACCCAGAAGTTCCAGGTCTCCGGCGGCGCCGTGCTCTACGAAACCGGTGAGTCGATCTTCACGACCGACAACCCGCGCGCTGTCGCTCCCGGTGCTGAATACCCCAAGACCACGGCTCCTACCGGTGCGGCTTCCATCGCGAAGACGTCCAAGTGGGGCCAGGACACTGAGGTAACTGACGAGTCGATCAAGCGTCAGCTGATGAACCCCGTGACCCGCGCCTTCACCAAACTGGTGAACCGCAACGTCCAGTTCATCGACAGCATCACCCTGTCGGCGATCGCCACGGCGATCACCCAGACAGCGGCTGTGACGGCATCGTGGAAGACCGCGACCGCCGCGCAGATGCTCGCCGACGTCACCCAGGCCAAGGCGACCATTCTCGCCCTGAACCAGGGCTACATGCCGGACACTGTCGTGCTCGACGACGCGACCTGGGCCCGCGCCTACACCGCGTTCGTCTCCGGCGGGTTCCTTCCCCGTGAGCAGGCGCAGAACGCTGTCGTGACCGGACAGTTCGCCGTGATCGACGGAATGCGGTTCCTGCCGTCGCCGAACCTGCCGACCGCAGGAACGGTCCTCGTCGTCGACTCGTCCGTGCTGGGTGGAATGGCCGATGAGGATCTCGGTGGCCCCGGCTACCAGAACGTCGGTGCGCCCGGTGTTGAGGGCAAAACCATCCGGGACGAAGAGAACGACCAGTACCTGCTTCGGATGCGGCGGGTCACTGTCCCCGTCGTACAGGAACCGGCCGCCGGTTTCGTTCTGACGGGAGCGGCTGCGTAATGGCACACATCGTCACCGGACCGCTGGTCATCACCAAGAAAGAAGACGGCGCCGACCTGTACCTGTACGAGAACTCGATCGTGCCGGACCACGTCGGCGCGGACGAGCTCAAGCGGCTCGTCTCGCTCGGAGTGGTGGAGAAAATCGCTGACAGCAAGGCGCCAGCGAAAGCTCCCACCGCCGAATCCAACTAGTACCTCGAAGGGCGGTGAGGGGTCGTGAACTCGTTCGCAACACCTGATGATGTCGCGGACATTTGGCGGCCCCTCACCCCCGACGAGACCGACGTCGCGATCGTTCTGTGCGCTGTGGCGTCGGCGATCATCCGCGGACGCTTTCCGGGTATCGACTCGCAGGTCACGACCGGCGCGGTACCAGAAGACAATGTCCGGTTCGTCTGCGCCGGCATGGTGAAACGCGCCCTCGTCGCCCCCGATGATGGCGTGTCTCAAGAGTCGGAAACGACCGGCCCATACAGCGCAGCGAAGACGTACGCGAACCCGCTGCGCAACGTCTTCCTGACCGCCGCCGACCTGATCCTGATTCAGGGCTACCGTCCGTCGGGCGGATCGTTCGGTTACGGCAACACCACCGTCCGTCAACCCCAATGTTGGGGCTACGACGAGGGAATCACCGTCATACCGTCCAACCCTGGCGTCTGACCGTGCGATACCTATTCGGCGAAACGGTGACGGTCCGCACCATGACGGTCACTGGCCGGGATTCGGACGGTAACGATGTCCGGACCCCAACCGATCGGGTCCTGACCAACGTTCCCGTGTGGGATCCGCGGTTCGGCAACGGAGAACAGTTGCAAGGGCAGGACCTCGTCGAGGCTGACCTGGCATTGTGGCTGCCGGTTGACGTCGCTGTCACGGCGACAGATCGGCTCGTGGTCCGCGGCGACGTGTACGAGGTCAACGGTCAACCCGCTGTTTTCCGGAACCCCATGACGGGGACCTCCGGTCAGCAGGTCAACGCGAATCGGGTGACGGGCTGATGGCCACCGCTTCGTTTAATTCGAACTACACCGGCCTCGGTGAGGTGCTGCGGAGCGAGTCGATGGTGGCGATGCTCGCTGAGAAAGCTGAGCGGGTAAAGGCCATCGCTGAGGCAACCGCGCCTATCGGGCCCGGCGTTCCCACTCACTACAAGGATCGGTTCAGGGTGGAGACCACCACCCACGGCGGTATTCACTCCGATCGCGCTGAGGCTCGCGTCGTGAACGATGATGCGCAGGCGCTTCAGGTCGAATTCGGTGTCCCATCTGAGCCGAACTACCCGAAACACCGCACCCTCGGCAAGGCATTGGACACGCTCCGATGACGACACTCACGGGATTCGTGGACGTCGAAGCGCTCCTGCTCGCGTTTTTCGGTCTCACCATTCCGTCGGCCCGGTCGTTGACTATCACCCCGTCCGATCTGGAGGGTCAGCTTCCTGTCATCCAGGTCAACCGCATCGGTGGGGGTGACACTGTCCCATCGCTCGACAGGTGCCTGGTTGACATTGAGGCCTACGACAAGCTGCGCCCTGATGCGAAGTCCTTGGCGGCCCAGATCCGTTCGGCTCTTCGATACAAGGCCCCGGGTTTCTCCGCGCTGGGCGCCTCGATCACCGATGTCGTGACATCCAGCGCCCCGGCTGAACGCCCTTACAAGAACACGAACCTCTTCCGAATCGGTGCGACCTACGAGATCGGTCTGCACAACCACCAGTAACAGCCCTGTGTTTCGAAGCCTGCGCCTTCTCGGTGGCAGGCCAATAGCTGTGCCCTCCACCGAGATCCCCGAAAGGAACTGAAATGGCCAACAACCTGAACATTCTCGCGGGGGTTTCCGCGGGTGGCGCGACCGGCGGCGAGCTGTGCTATTTCGCGCCGATCGACACTGCTGGACCGACCGCTGTCGCGTTCACGTCCGAGGTGCAGACGCTGACGATCAGCGGTACGCCTACGGGCGGCACGTTTACCCCGACGTGGCAGGGCATCTCTGCGCCTGCTCAGACGTACAACGTCGCCACCGCCGCCCTCACAACCGCGTTGAACACGGCGTGGGCCTCGAAGCTGGGCGGCCTGAGCATCACGGTCACTGGTACTCCCGGCACCACCTACACCATCACTTTCCCGGCGGGTCTGGGCAACGTGCCGATCATCTCTGTGGTCGCGGCGCTGACCGGTGGCACAACTCCGACCGCGGCTGTTGTGGAGACCACGCCTGGCGCGGGAGCGACTGAGGCGACTGCGGCGATCCCGGCAACCTTCAAGACCGCCGGCTGGTGCGCCACCGATGGTCTGGTGATGACCCCGAACGAGTCGGTCAACGTCATCCGCGGCTACGGCAACTTCAACGCCCTGCGGACCATCATCACCCAGTCTCAGCGGGACTTCGATGTGACGTTCCTCGAGTCCAACCAGACCTCGCTGGCCGTGTACAACCGCAAGCCGATCGGCTCCTACACCGCCTCGGCGATCGGTGCGTTCACCAACACGGTGGGTGCCACAGTCAACACCGTGTATGCGGGCATTTTCGACGTGGTCGACGACGTGAACCACATCCGCTCCTACTGCCCGCGGTTGCAGGTGTCCAAGGTCGGTCCGCGTTCCGGTAAGGCCGGTGACCCGATCGCCTACCCGGTGACTCTGACCGCCCTGCCGGACGTCAACGGCAACGCGGTCTATGAGTACTACGTCGTGAACGCTCTCGGTGGAACGGGCACCGGCTGATGGCTGGCCTATTGGACAAGCTGGCTGCTTCTGGCGGTACTGAGCCTGTCTCGGTTCCGTTGGGCGACAAGCAGGTGAGGGTGAAACCACCGATGGACTGGAAAGCGTCGGCGGTTGAGGCGATCGTCGCGGGCCGATTCACTGCGTGGGCCCAGACGTCACTTGTTGACGACGAGACCAGGGACGAAAAGACCGGGAAACTTACCGGATCTGACGATGTCGCGGTCTGGAACAAGGTCGATCCCACTGTTCGCCAGGTGGCCGAATTTCTGGCCGCTTACAGCGAGCTGGTGGGGATCAGCCTGGGGGAATAGCGGCCCTCGCTGAGTTCGCTCTCGAACACAGCGGGGAGCTGATCGCTGACCTTCGACGGTTCTACGGTGTTCGGCTAGCTGACCTCACCACGGGCGCATTGACGTTCCCGGAGCTGCAGGCGTTTATAGCCGACCTGCCGCCGGAATCGGCCACGCAAACCGTTCTTCGTGATCAGTACACCGACAAGCAACTAGCGGACATGTCGGTGCACGACAAGCGGCACGGCCGGTGGTCGAAGGACGGAATGCTTTCCGCCGCGATCTATGACGCCA